GGGGGAGTCGAGCTCAGCTCGAAAACCTAAACATTACGACTTTGGAATAAAAACTCCGATGGCCCGGAGGCCATCATGAAAACTTCTAAAATCGATGTCATGAATAGACTTCCGGACTGTATTTACACATTCAAAAATATATAACGCGGTGTGTAAGGTGCGGCCGTATCGCACCGGCTGTCTTGCCAGCCTGTTGGTCTCAACTAATATCCTAGTTGGCAGGAGAGCCTAAGCTCCTAGAGGTGTTCCTACATAAGCGTACACAGTTGGAACATTGATGAAAAACAGCAGATCGAAATCTGGTCCTGTGCCTGAATAGATATCCACTACCATACCAGCATCATACGTACCAATTGGCTTGGACGCCAGGAGCGTAACTCCAGATGTTGTCAGGTTGCTTGTCTTATATTGAACCCAGATGTTATTATATTGGAAACGAGTGTTCCAGTAATATGGGACATTTACAGACAAACCAGCCTGGGTGGTTTGTGAAGTCAAAGCACTACCTCTAGAGGTTCCCGGTAACACTCTGTAAAGACCAGTGTGAACACTCTGAGAGTTCGCACTATCTTTATCAATGTAAAGTGTTACCATGCCAAGTGATGCAGCAGAATCTGCTCTTATGGCTTCAACACGGGTTGCATTGTCGCTCATTGTATTGGCTTGGTTCCTAACATTGAAGGAATAGTTCATAGAGCCTTTATTTCCAAGAAAACAAGGCATCATCCAAGTTACTGGAATCATACGACTCGGCATATACTTTGCAGTATTGACAGGCGTGATTAGGGACTTGAATGTGAACCATCCATCAGAATGATAACCAGGAGTAGGTGGTGTACGCTCAAGCGTAACACGAAGAACAGCTTCACTTGAAGTCGTCGCTGTAAAAGTAGGATTTAACGAGAGACACTGACTTTGCCTGTGCATCAATTCTCTCAAAGAAACAATTTTCTCACCAAACATCTCTTGGGCAAAATCATTGTCACCATTCGACGGAGTACCATCGAATATATACTCTTTCTTCGACTGAACCTCATAGTGGTAAAAACTGCTATTGAGGTCAATCGGGCTAGCGAAACTCAAGTTCTCAGCTCCTCTTACAAATACCAGAAGGTCCACATCTGAAGAAGCTTCAGGTGCTGTCAACCTATTGATCACACGTACTTGCAGCATACCATTACCAGTTGTGGTGTTAAAAGCAGGAGAAGGCCCATTCGACCAGTTGGTCTGTGGGTTTGAACTACTCAGATTAACAACAGCCAGGTAAGGTAAAGCTTGCATGTACGGAACCCTAACCTCAATTTCATCCGTTTCATCCAGGTCAAACACAATGTTCATCACAGAAGGGTGACCATAACCAGGGAGAAACTGTGCATTCACAGCCTGACTATCCCATGTAAGGTTCAGTCTTCCTCTATGATACTGTGTCTTAATGACTTTGAAACGGAAAATAATATCTCCCGTCCAGAACCCAAACATTCTACTAACGTAGGACATTGGCGTCTCGAAGATGACTGCTTGATTGGTTTCTTGAACAAAGGAAAAAAGATCTGGGCGAACGGAAGATGTAAAAAGAACTGTGTTTTCCGTATCCGTTGTAGACCAGAGGGAACCACACAAGAATGATTCCCTACCTACCAAGGATGCAATGTGCAAAGGATCTTCACTTTGTGCCTCATATTTGGAAAACAGGGTAGTTTCCTGTTTAGGCTGAAGACTGAGCTTATTGATTGGCTCGGAAATCTGGCTAGAAGCCAAAGTGTGAAAGGCAACACTCTTAACTGGTTCCACATCCCTGACATTGGGAACATTCGTGAAACCAAAGAATGCCGCTAAAGATCCTACCGTCCCAGAAACCATTTCGGTCGCTTTCGCGAATGGTCCTATGACTGGAATGTCAGTGAGACGGGATGCAACATTTGCAATGGTGGATGCTGGTCCTGAAATTTGACCACTTGGAAGATATTCCTTCTTTGATTGGAGGATGGCATTGTATGTGGGACCTGTGACCTCAACATCTGTCGCCCACGCGTACACAACTATGTTGACACCTGTAGTGGTGACACCATTAGCTGAACGTAAGGCAGCAAACTGCACGAGGTCCATAGTTCCCATGTTCTCCAATGCTTGAGCATTATAAGTCGAGAGCCAATTGGTATTCACCAAGAAAGGCAGCTCCATCTCAGCGCTGCTCACAGATTGCGGGTTTAGCCACACATGTGGACGCTGAGAGATAAGGATCTGTCCTCCGGACGTGCTCTTTGACCAATTAATGTTGTCAATGGAAGGTTTCCTCGGTTGGTAAAACGCACCAATACTTCCGTAGTAAAACTGACTCGCGTTAACAGTCAGCTTCACATGCAGCTTGCAACGGATAAGACCGAAACTCTGCAATTTGTTGGAAATATAAGGGTGTGTAAAAAACAACCTCCAAGGGTAAAAAGTGTTTTGAACCCCACCAGGAGCATTCTCACTCCAGGTATACGTCAAGATTTTGGTAGGTCTTGACATATAATTACCCAGAGTACTCGAAATGAGCTGGCTATCGGCATTTGGGTTCATTGCCTGATCAATAGTGAGCTTTTCAGGCACCGATTCATTCGCAAAGGTGGTCTGCTCTTGAACCACATCTACAGAGCCTTGCGTCTCTGGAACATTAAGCTGTGTCTCACTCTCGCTAGTTTCTTTCGCAAGTTGTTGGTTGTCGGGGCTGAAGGATAACTCAGTCCAACTGCCCGTATCACTCTGCTTTGTGTCCTGCTCCACACATCCGTAAAAACGGCTTTCGGGGAACGCCCTAGCAAGAATTCCGTCATCCTCCACTCTCACCAGTGATTGTAGAGTGTAAACTTGGCTGGTGCAGTCACTAGGTTTGACAGGGTCGTCTTGGTTTCGACTTTCGACCAACGCCGCGCACAAAACATCCGCAGAACGGAATCTCTGTACATTTTGGCCCCATGTGAGCCTGGGGTACTTCTTCATTTGTATTTCGAGGCTCTCACTAACTTCCAGAGACTGGATCAACTCTTCAAACTCGTTGAAAAATTGTTTCCCATGGAAGAATGCCTCCATATTAGCACTGCATATCGCTTGTGCAAGCTGTTCACTCGGTTGAACAGCTTTACTGGCGACCTGCACAGTAATCATCTTAAAGATGGACTCCACATCCAAAGGTCCTACATAACAACCAAGGTAGGTGGAATACGTAAAGGATCTCTTGAGGAAAATGGCGTCATGTAGGCTGATATAAGGAACAGACTCACTCTCCTTATCAGCCATGGTGTAATCAACACCCATCTCTAGCATGACTTTCTGTATAGCAGTGTGGTTGAACTTCGGAACGTTCTCGGTACAACAAAGGACATGGTCATCGCCCAAGACAATGGCTGTCACTTCATCGAAGAACGTTCTCACGTCATACCCTGTTTTCCCATATGAATACATAAGGTATAAAACGTTAACCACACAGTTAAGTAGTGTTGTAATCTGGTGTCCAGACACTTCACCACCGAGGAGTGTGATCAACATACCAAAGTAGTCAACTGTTGGGTTACACAGGTCGTGCATTATTGCCTCCATCACAACCTTATCCTGTTCACTGTAGAGACCTGCACGGGTGCAGATCCTAATAATGAGCTTAAGGGCAACTTTCAGCATAAGCACTTTAATCTTTTTATCAAAAAACGCATAATCGCCGGCAACACAACGCTCAGTTCCATGCTTGCTCAAGAACTTATATAGCTCCTCCCACTGAGAGGAGTGTGCATTTAGTCCAACAGCACTGAAGAAGCAATAGGGATTGCGGCTAACAACACGGCAAAAACCCATGAAATACATGCGAATAATGACCAAAAGTGGAACAGGCCCACTAAAGAAAACCCGTGTCTTCTTGATCAAATACTTCTTGTACTTCACTGGTTCATCCTTCAGGTTTGCAGAGAACACGCCGTGTGCTCTGTAACCTGACTCCATAATATTCAGCCACGCTGCAATTTCCTTCTCGATCTCTGGTGTGAACTTCACGCCATCAGGCCACCTATCATCGTCCAACGGGACGAGGAAGTTGCGTTTGGTCGTCTTCCAAGGATACCCCATCGAAGTTGATTTCTTGATGGAATCCACAAAAGCCATTCCTGGCACGCCATTGACCGCAACATCGAGGGGGTAAGGATGCATCAGTAACCACTCATCATCTGGCAAACTGACAACCAGATGGTCGAAAAAGACGTCGGCACACTCCTTCAATAGTGGTTCGTCCATTTCTGGTATTGGATGAATAAACTCCTTAAGCGAAACCTGTTGTGGACGCCAAGAATCCATCCAAGGGCCCGTAAATTTGTCCTCAATGGAAAATCCAGCAACAGTTCTCCCAATTAACTGAGATTTAATCTCTGTATCCCTAACATGGTGCTTAGGTCGGGAGCGAAAACCTTTCAATTCGCCGTGGTACATAATGCTTCCAGTGTTGTGGAAGTCAACATATGAGATGTCACCTAACTCAATTGTATCCGGCGTCACTTGAATACAACCCACCTGCACTTTCATGGGAGCAGCAAACATCTCAAAATCCTCATAGATAAAACGAGACGACAGAACTGTATTTAATCCACTGAGAAAAATACTGTGGAAACCGACAACAATAGGTCCAAGAGGTGTGATTAAGACAAGTGGGGACCCACAGTCTCCTTTCACAGTCTCTTCTCCTGGGCGAACAATTGCTTCATAAACAGTCATGTTGAACTGGTTCTCGTTCATGACACTCATAAACTTCCTTGTATGAGCGTTAAAAACATGTTTCTTGATTACAGAGCCATCACTCTGTTTCACCAAATAGTAACCATCAAAGTGCCCCTCGAAAGAACTCCGAACAAGGTTCTGAGAAATATCAGTAAACAAGTTCGGAAGTGCCATGGTTTTGACAACAGCGATGTCACGATTCGGGATGCGCCTCACTTGGGTTTGCTTAATGAGCATTTCAACATAAGGACAAGCCTGTCCATGTGCTTTGCTCCAAAATACCCTAAAGTGAAGATCACATCCTAGGGGTAGAGAGTGGTTGTTAGTGAGAAAAGTCTCAGCATTCAAAGCCAACAACTGGCCTGTGTAACGCACTTTTCTTCTCTCTCCAGCTTCCATCTCATAAGTGGTCATCTCAAAACACAAGACGTTCTTAACCAGTTTCTTCTCAAAAGCGTCTAACTGGATACAACGTCCTGGGAGATAATCAGCCGTCGTGACAACACGTTCTTTCTGGGCCCACACATTGCTCTTTTCATCACCTGGCATAGGCTGTGGAACGATGCCCCTTCTCCGAAGACTTTGGAGGTCAACATTCCTAGCCTCGACACAGCGGTCGCACTGGGTTTGTCCTCGCGGCAGCATCAGAGTAGGGTTGCATAAGCACTCATCCTCGTCAACAGCATCCAAAGCTACTTCTTCATCGTAGGGAGCAATAACAGCATCACATGATTCAACAGGGACTCCATTAAACAGAACGAGTTCCGTCTCTACATCATTGACGAACATCGCCAACTGGTTGTCCTTGTTGAACTTTCTCTCTATTTTCACAGGGAGATTACGCTCAACTGTCACTACTTGTACACCATTCCGGTCTAAAATCGGCACTCCAGTTTGCATGCCATCTCTGAATTCCCAGAGATAACCATACTTATCACTCTGTCTCGTGATGCTTTTCTTCTCACCATTAGGCAACATGCGAACATGCTTACCATCTACGATCCAGGCTCGGAGTTGCCTACCGCTCTCATCGTACTCCCAATAGTACCCATTGACATCTGCACGATAATACGTCTTGGGTTTGGGATTACCAGCAGAAATACTTGATGACATGTACTTCACAAGAATTCCGACGATTCCAACAGCAGCTAAAACTTTGGCTGCTGAAAGAAACAGGTGAATCTTGGGATTTGCGCCACCGAGCTTACAGTCAATGACCCTGCCAACTTTGCGGGCAAAGAAATCACGAATGTGGTTCTTCCTCATGGTAGCACTGTACCACCACACGAACAAACGTCGTGAAAGTGGTACCCACGCAACCATTCGGACCCACCAAGCAAAAAAGGACCAGTGGAAGTATAAAGAAACAAACCACTTAAAGAAAGTGTCGTTCCATGTCACCTCCTCTGTTACGGCATGTTCTGCTTCATTTTCATAAAGCAGGGCAACCATCAGATCGAGCTGATCTTGCTCCTTCTTCGCCCTCCTGCTGTGAACAAACTTTTTAAAATCAGAAGCGATTTCTTTGTTTGTCCAACCTAGATTCATGAGGACTGGCAACTCCGCAAATGCATAATAATTGGCAAAAGCGGTCATTGACGGCTGCTGTGCCCATTTGCGAGCAAACCTGTACGACATCATCTGAGTGTAAACACGAGGTGTTCCACTGTGTACTTTTGGTCGCCAGTTGCGTTGCCAACGCGATTTCTCTTCGTCAAAAAGATCAAAGAGAGACGTATCCTCATCATTCTCCTCCATGAGGTCAGGTGTGTCTTCTTCGTCCCAAAGCCATTCATCCGTAGGTGATGAAAAACGTCCACCCTGCAGTGAACCTTCAGAACTAATGGTTTCAGAGCATTCACACATGCCAGTTGGCATTTTACACTCTTCACACATCAATTCACCACCTAAATCAGTCTGGCGCTTGAGGAACGCTACTTGTTCACGATGATGTTGGTCAGATTGCATACCGAACCACTCCAAAAACTCCTTTGTGGAGTGGAACGTGCACACTTCCTCATAAACACCAGCCATGGAACCTTCTTTCTTAGCAGGTTGACGTATAACAAAATCCCAATAATCGGGGTACATTTCATCGGAAACAGCTTTCGTTGGATCCATGTCGGAACTTCCTTCCCGTCGAAATTCAGGTTTGACCACTGGCTGAACGTGAATCCTCAATCTTCTCATCGGGGCGTAAGACGCCTCAAAATAGATACTCAAATTCATATCCAACTTGTTAGTGGTCACAATACCCAAATCCACCAACATTGGTGTTTTGCCTTTATCTTCTAAGGCAGCTTGGGGAGGACAGTAGGGCTGATTGTTAAAAATCTTAATCATGGTTGAAACACTCGGATCAACACCCTGAACTTTGTTCGGAGCGTGTTGAGCTACATCATCCATGATGATTGTGTGCATGTAGGATTTAAAATTATCCAAGAAATCACTGTCGGATGGAAACTGGTACCTATATCCTGCACCAGTCGGCCTGCCTCTACGCAAGTCATCGAAATGACAAATCATGTTAGCAACAGCCGATTTCCCTACACCCGGATCCCCAAACAAAACAACTCCAAGGGGTTGTCTGCGTAGGGATTGAGCGCATGTGACTGACAGGTACCGGTAATACACAGCAGTCAAATCAGACATCAGTGAAGTAATCGCTCGCCATTCGGGCGTTGTTGTTTGCAAAAACTTCACAAGTGACTTCCCTTCCTCAAGACAAATATGAACGCGATTAAGATACTCGAAGAGAGACAATTTTATCGCATCAGGGTTGCCAAGGAACTCAGATTGCATCTTGAGCTCCCTAACCTCCAACATCCACTTTGAGGTAGATGTTTCGTTTATGAACATTGGTTCAAGCGAACCAGAAATCATGCACTGTCTCCCTCTCTTCAAGAGGAAAATGATCAAATCAGCAACAGCGTCTGCAAAAGAAAGACACTCAAACATTGAGGGTCTGAGCATATCTTTTTCCATCAAAGCAAACAACTTTGAGTCGATCTTCACCCCCATCTTGAAGTACACACAGTGGGCTATAAGGTGGTTAAACACCTTCGTCAACTTCTTAACCAAGTTGGAATCTTTACTGTGTGCAAAGTTGGTGTAAAAATTATCGAGAGTATCGATCCAATCTCCACCAGCTTGGAGAGAAAAGTATCCTTCTAGTTCATCCTTAGCCAACGCTAGGAGGTCCTTAAGGAAATACACATTGGGTTGGTCTGTCATCGACCTAACGCAAGCTCCTATTGCAACAGTTACGTCCAACCAATCTCTTGACCGGCGTAACTGATAAAGGAGACACCCAATGTCTTCAACAATCTGTACGATTGGTTCTGCAACCTCACGTGAAGTAATCGTTTCCAACACTTCACGACCAGACTGCAGTTCCATCGTAACCTCAGGGTCAACGTTACCCGTACAATCACGTTGGTCAACAAAATCTAGGTCAGCATACATAACAATATTACGCGGCGACCGAAGAATCTGTTGAAAACGTTCATTTGTACTCACCTCTTCTCCTTTGAACATCAAAGTCCAAACTCGAAAAGGGGGTAGGCAACGTGAGTTACAAATACACTGTTCATGAGGGAAATCACAGACAGTGCAGATCTTCATCAAATAGCGTTGAACTTGAGCTAGAGTAGTAACTTTCATCACCACAACTATCTCACATTCAATACTAATATGAATATATTTGCCTTCATAGACTCCGGAGTTATTCCGGACTAGAAGACGAGGAAAACATTTCAATTCACCAGGAATCCCTGGCATATGTTCCCCCCCTTGGCAAATACTGAGCGTGCTCGAGTAGTAACCAAGTGAAGCATTGTGATCCATATCACAGCAAGCAGTGACGAGATAGAACTCGGGGCGGTTAATAACGAATTCCATTGTAGTTGTCTCTGATTGGTTATGACATCTTAAGACATGTCAATCTCTCAGGTGCTTTTAAAACTTAGAGCTGTTCGAATGATCTGGACTATTTATACCTGATCTCAAGTAAAGTAACATGTGATACCATGCTTACTCTTAGACATTATCGTGTCCTCGGCCCGACACAGGCTGTAACATCGATCAACTTAACGATTCGCGTCGCTTCCGTCGGAGAGGCTAGCTACAAGTTCCACTAGCGTCGAATAGAAGTCGGAGAGGCGTTTGCGTTGTTTATGCCATCATTTCACGGCGTAGCCATTCCATGATAGAGCACACATTACTGTGTTTCTCCGTATTGTTTATATTTGATTTTTGTACGGTAGTTATCATAGTTGGTGTTTATACGAACACTAAAACTAGAGTTAACCTGTCTCATTAGAAATGAAACGAGTATTACTAGATTAACATAGTGCTCACAAAAACTAACTAATCGAAAATTGGTTGGTTTGGTCCGGGCTCAAGGGACCATTTTGTTTGTTGTATAAGTAAAATATATAATCGCTGTCCCGGTGGACTCGCCTACATCTTACTCTTGCATCGTTTATCATACTCTTGCATCAACAAAACTTTGAATTACTCTTGCATATGTTTGTCAAACTAGAGGCTTCATTCCAAGATTTGTGAGAGGCTTCTGTGAGAGGCTTCAGATAAGGTCTTAGTATGGCCTTCGCTATCATATACATTTTAAATTACATTTCAGACTCAAAATGAGTCGGGGGTTTTTAAGCAATAACCCTTCCATAAATCGTGCACTGACAGGTG